ATCATCTATGAATCTCTCATAACCCATATCCTCTAAAGTTTTTTTAACATAATTTGCATCTGGCACTGTCACTCTAGACTTAGAAACCTTTACTCCATCTTCTAAAATTTTTTCTACAATTTGTCTTGATTCTTGTTCCGCGGTACTTGATGCCATCTTTGGATTATCTTTACGTAATAAATTTTTAAAGTAATTACCCGCTGCTTCCTTAACTTCATCGGTTGGTTTATATCTACCAAAGATTCCTAGAATAGGATTCTGTTCAAATATTTTGTATGTATTCCCTGTATAATCTTTAATTCTAGTTTTTAAAAGTTTAACTAATTCATTTTGTCCATCATATTTTCCAACAGTGTCAATTAAATTAGAAAAAGTTTGACGTGCCTCAGTTAAAACATTTACTATTTCAGTTGAGGTATTTTTATCTACTCCTTTGTTTTTTAATGTAGTGACCAATTGATTGGTTTTTTTAGGATTCCATATATCAGTTACATCGCCGTCAAATATCATTTCATTAACTTCTTTTAAAAAAGAATCTTTTTCTTTAGAAGTTAAACTTCTATCTAAAACTTTTTGCATTTGAGGAAATGCTTTATCTATACTTCGAGTTAAATTTTTTACTAACTCTGTTGCTCTATTAGCATCAGAATTTCTAAATCCTTCCATTACTCTTTGAGAACCAAATACTTCTTTAGTTAAAGCGCCTTCAGGTGTTACGGCTTCAACAAATTTATTAATCCATCTTTCTACAGCAGAATCACTATAGGCTAACTCTTTTCCTTTATTGCCCATAGCTTTAATAGTTTTACCTGCACCAGCTACAAAGGGAGTAACCAATAAAGATTCACTACCAAATTTAACCCTGTTCATTAATTTACGAGCTGCATCTTCTCGGCCTCGAGTTTCCCATCTATCTAATCGAGTAGGTCCACTGTCAAATAATTCTCCAAAACTTCCAATGTCTTCTACGTCTGCAACAAAAACTTCCCCTGTTGCACCTCCTAAAGTCCCTGCAGCAAATCGCGCAGTCCCTGCTTGTTTATTTAATTTTTTAGCAAGGTCTCCTTTTTTAAACCATTCTGCAGATGCTTTATTTCTTCCTATGCTTGCAAGCTTACCAGCTTTTCTAGCATCCATATAACCTTTAGCTAATCTACTTCCTAGCTTAAATCCATAAGTTCCGGGAATACCAATTGAAGTTAAAGCCTCAGTTAATCTGCCGGCTCCATGTTGTTCTGCTACTTCTTCAAAGGGATTTAATTTGTCAAAAAATTGTTCTACGTCTGCCGCTGTATCTGTGTCTAAACCTAAATCAATAAGTTCTGCCGCTAATGAAAAAACTCCTTCAGGAACTTTAAGAATACCTGAAGCTATACCAGCGGCACCTGCTTTGTACCAACTAACTTCATTATCTTGCTCTGCGGGAATGATGGGATTAAATACAGCCATTTAGCTCCCTATGCCATAGCGTCTTCTACATCAGGGGAGAAAATATCTGGACGAGGTTTTTTAGGGCTTATGGGTACATCTTCTTTAACTTCTTCTTTTAAAGTTACTGATTCTACTGTTCTACCAAAATTTTTAAAATAAATTCCTTTTTCATCTTGTACTAATTGTTTAAATATACCATCTACAGGATCAAAGAAAACTTTGCCTATTTTAGATCCTCCTCTTTCATTTTTAGCCCATTTTCTAAATTTCTCGTCAGTAGAGATATCTTGCTCTATAACCCCTCCTAATCTTTTACGGTCAATTTTTTCTATTAGTTTTCCTTCAAAGTCTACGTCATAGTTTGCTTTATTTGTAGCAACTGTATGACTATCACCAGCTTTTCTAAACGTTTCATAAGATGAAATTTTAAATGGATCCATAGCGGCTTTATCACCAAATCTACCCGCATCAATTTGCATTTGTAATAATTCTTTATCGGACTTGTCTTTTTGTGTTTGAAGATCTCTTTGCATTTCACCTTCTAAACCAAACTGCGCTGCACCTGTTTTTAAGTTTCTAATTAATTTTGCTCTCTCGTTTTGTTGCTCTATTAAAGCTTTATTAGGCCCTTCTAAGTTACCAATAGCGTCAGCAAATGAAGTAGACTTAGAAATTTGTGGACCAGCTGCTAGTAAATAAGAAGTTAAAGGATCCATACCTTGAGGTAAGCCTCCCGCTCCTACTACTTTTTCCATAAATCTTTGTTCGTAATCTACTGGCTCTGAACTTACAATTGGATTAGTTGCATGCATAGATCTATCAACAATACCAGTCATGATACCTGTACCGACGTTTCCGCCTTTTCTAAACATTGGTCTTTTAAAAGTTCTGCTCATTATTACCCCTGTTGAAAAGTAAAATTTTGTGGTTGAGGATTAAACGCTCTGTAAATTCCAGCTAATGTTGTCCCTGCTCCTAACGCTGTATTTATTGGACTTGGACCAGGTGCAGTGATTTGAGATGTTTGACCTGGATATCCAGCAATTAAACTCGTAACTCCAGATCCATAAGTTTGTGCTGCAGTTAAAGGTTGCATTAACTGTTTTTGTAATAATTGTTGTTGCGCTGTTAGAGCTGCTTGTCTTTGAGCTTGATTTAATGCACCCATAGTTGAAAGGGCAGCTATATCTTGACCCCTGAATTGTTGTCCTTGAGAGGCGAAGTTTAATTGATTTTGTAAAGCTTGTTGTCTTAAATTTTGTGCTTGTGTAAATCCTTGTGATAATAGATTTGCCTGTAAAGCCGCTCGGTTTCTGTCGCTCCCTGTTTGATAATTAGCTAATTGAACTCCTTCTCTTCCTCCACCAAATGCACCTGCACCAATTGCTCCAGCTCTTAATGAAGGTAAACCTTTTTGAGCTTGTATGTCAAATTCTTGCATAGTTGCATCAATGACATCTTTTTGATAAGGAGATTCAAATTGTTTGTAAGCATCTGGAGCTGCATAACCTTCAGCTGTTTTAAGATAAGGTTCATATGCACCTATACCTTTTTCAGCTAATGTTTGTGCTCGTTTTTGTAAAGCATCCATATCAGCCACAAATTGTGGACCATATATTTTACTTAAATCAGCCTCTTTAAATTTACCTGTCGCTGTTGCTAGATCACTTAAAAATGTTTTACCAGCAGCTTCTATAAACTCTGGTGGTAATACTCGTGTTGATGTTACTTCTTCAGCCATTAAACTACCTTACTCTCTAATTGTTTCATTTGATCGTGTAATATTTGAGCACCCTTATTAACGCTTCCGCCTCCGGCCGCTCTTACTGCATCTGCCGTCCAAACAAATTCATTGTTAGATAACATCGCTGGGACATCATCTGCTTTTTCTTTTACACCAACTGGAGGAATAAATCCACCTGTTTCTCTAAGATCTAATTCACTAATTCCAGCTGAATTCTGTCTAAGAGGTAAATTACCTAGAAGGCTTGCTGCCTGAGCCGTGTCTTCAGATCCTAAAGCTAAACCAATTCTTCCGCCATCAGCTACCATGGTTTTTTGTTCTTTTACCTTATGTTTCCTTTTATCCTCTTCATATTCTTCTCTCATCTTATTATCGCGATTCATCCACTCCATCATTCTTCTTCTGTACATGTACTCGTCCATGTTAGGAAAGCCATCAGCTAAACCAATTCTTCCGCCTTGAGCGAAACTTCTTTCACCCTTAGCTCGTGCAATAGCGTCTTTAGTTTCTTCCATTAATTTTTTTCTTAATTTGTCTGTATTTTCCCCTTGTTTCATACTATCAATATAGGCACTAAGGTCCCCATGTCTTTTATTTATCATCCGCAGGTTCTCCACTTGAGTAGCTTTTTGTTGTGCATGTTCTCTAAAATCTGGTTCGTTTTGAGGGGTTGGTAGGAATCCATCCTTTAAACCTACTCTTCCACCAGTCGCGTATTCAGATACATTTGTTTCAACCATTTCTTCTATTTGTCCATCAGGTAAACTAGGATTTAATTTTTTAAATAAGTCTCTTAAGTAAGGTCTTAGTTTATTTGGATCTCTTTGAACTTCTTCAATTTGTTCTTCTTCCATACCTTGACTTCCAAGATAAGTAGCTAGTGCGGTACCTATTCCTACTTTAGAACCTGTACCCATTTTGCTGCCACCAAATATACTTGGAAGAGCAGCTTGTATTCCTGCTTTTCCCAATAACCCTGTTGCTTGTCCTCCAATTGCAGCTCTACCAAACAAACCACCAAAACTTGTTCCAGGTATACCAAACCCTGCGGCCGCTAATAATGCAGTTTTACCTACTGGTGACTTAACAATTTTTTTAATACCTTTACCTATTTTTTTAACTAAGCTTCCAAGACCATATCCAACTCTTCCGCCCTCAGCATGTCCACCACTATCAATCATATCTAAAGCGATAGTATAGACTTCCATTTGTAGATCGTGTGAAAGATCGTAGAATTCTTTTCCATATTGTTCTTGTGCTAAATCTTCTGCTAACATTTGAGCTCTCCAACCTCTCTCACCACCACCTGCAACTAGTATATTTTCTATTCCACCTGGTTTTCTTAAACCATATTCGTCTTGCATCTGTATATTTAAATATTCTAATTCGTCTTCAGTTAATTCATTTAATGATTTGCCAAAGATTGATAGAGATAAATTATTCATTTCAGCTTCGGGATTTGGTTGAGACGCCATCATTTGATTAGGATCGCTGGTGCCACTATATTCAATACTTGGAGCCCCTGCTTCTAATGTTTCTGAAATATCTATATCTGTTATTGCCATAATTTTGTCTAAATTTAAAGTTCAAGGCAGGCGTAGAAATCCTGTATTTTAAGACTTTATTTGATTTTTTTACTGTCGTCAATAGGTTTTGACGGCGCTTCTCCTTGTTTCAGATCATCTAAGAATCTTCCACAATACTGATATTCTCCAATATGTGTAATATAATCTGTTACAAATAGATACACTTTACCACCTAATTTACGCCATCTTTCACAAAAACCAAAGTCTTCACCAAAATAACGCTTAGTATCTGGTTCATGTAAAGTATCAAATAAGTTATAAAAGTTTTCTTTTTTAACTTCTTTACCATTCATATTGGTAGGTTGAAATATCTCTAATTCAGGGTGAGCTTTCATAAGATCAGTAATTACTTTTCTTTTAATTAACATACATCCTGTAGGAGCATGAGTAGCTTCTATTAAACCTTTATCTACTATTATCTCAGCCTTCTTTTCTAATTTAACAGGGAAGGTATAACCAGCTTTAGCAAAATCATTGGCATCTGTAATAGCATCATCTTTTTGAGTAAGTCTTGTCCAAGCTTTATCCCAATTAAATTGCTTCATAGGGTAGGGACAAGATACAATATCTTTATCTGCCTCCAACATTTTTTCTATAGTAGAAAAATTAAAATCAATATCTGAATCTATAAATAATAAATGAGTATAATTGTCTTCATGATTTAAAAATTCAGCTACACATAAATTTCTTCCTTGAGTTACTAGGGATGATTTCATTAAAGTAAAACTAATTAAGATGTTTCTTCTCATACATTCTTGCTGCATCTTCAACACTGCTTGACAATAATGCATAGAAACATCACTGTGTACCGGAGTACATATCATTATTTTATGAGGAGAACGTCCTAAATTTATATTAGTTACGCTCGAGTCTGATTGATCTTTTGTTTTTTCTTTATTAAACCATATAGGCTCATTTGGATACTGCATCTAAGGCTCCTTTTAAAAATGTTTCCCATTGTCTTCCAATCTTATTCCAGTTGTAATAAGAGTTAGCATAAGCTGATTGACAATCTAAATGATTAGATATTTGGGTATCTTGTAATGTTTTGGCTGCGGCTTCAATCCCAAATGCAAATTTAGAGGCTAATGCTTTATAGTCTTTATCGACAGGGATATACATTGGAAACTCCGCACCTGTTTCATATAAAGCTCCTAGATTAGTTGTAATACAATATAAGCCAGCGGCCATACATTCTAATAAAGATATACAAAAAGTTTCTTCAAATATACTAGGATAAACATACATATTATATTTATGTAGATTATCTTTAATGTACTCATTGGGTTTATAACCAATGTAATTTACATTGGGAAGTTGTTTCGCCTGCTCATATAAAGCTGTGTAATGTTTATCATTAAGGTCATAAAATTCTTTACCGTATACCTCACATGATGAATAAACATCTAAACTAATTAATGGGTTTTTAACTAACTGCATAGCTCCCAGTAAAAGAGATAAACCTCTCCATGGAGTATTTTGATGAATTATTTTTATAGGTTTGCCCAGCTGATACGCAGGGGCTTGTTTAATTCTATCTATCCCATTTTTAATAACAACTGATTTGTCTGTAGGAATATCAAAAAACTGTCTATACTTTTCATAAGTCCAGTGGGAATTAAAAACATACCAATCATATTTTTTATGATTAGATTTATCTTTAAACCATGGTGCAAGATTCGGTTGATCATATGAATTCTTTTGCCAAAGAATATTCATCTTAGTTGGATGTAATGGAATTTTTTCAGGGACAGATGTAGTAATCTGTACTTGATCTAATAATTTTGGATCTACATACTTTCGTAAGTAATCAAATTGTAATTCTGTGCCGCCCTTAGGGTTTTGGTTTGTCATTTTTTACTAATACTTTCTGCATTATGTCTAGACCTTTAGGTGAAACTTGTACAACTACATCTTCAACTATATCAGGTCCTTCTTTCTTTTCTTTAAATGTTTCTCCAGTTTTTGTATTTCTATAAGTAGTTATAGTAGTACAATGAATTTTATATATATTATCCGTTTTCATTCTCTCTTGTTATCAAAGCATAACTTATGGCACCTTGTATTGTATTACTGCCTGTAGCTGCTTGTACAGTTATAGCATCACCTGCTTCTAAATTCAAGCCTTGAGGTGAGGCATTTACTTGTGATTTAGCAGCTAAATCATCTCGAAAAAATTCATACTCAGTGCTCGAATCAGATGAATCAACTAAATTCATCTGTACCACAATAGATGATGATGCATCGTTGTTTGCACAATATACACTTTTAACTATAATTACTCCATCAGTAGGGCACGTAAGCACTGTAGCTTTGTTTACATCCGCTTGTTTAAAACCTTGATTTTTATATTGTATAGTCATTATGATAAAAAGTAGTTAAAAGCATCTTGTTCATTTTTCAAATCTTGTTGAAAAGAAAAATTTAATTGTTGTTTCATATTATCTAAAGATTCTAAAATTAATCTTTGATTATTAACTTCGTACTCTTCCTTAGGCTCAGGAATATATATAGTGATCTTAGCCACGTAATCCTGCTATTCCACCTTTAGCCATTAAATCTTTTCGTGTACTATGTCGTGGTGCACCAGGGGCTCTTCCTACATTCGCCGGGTTACTTTCTAATTTATCCATAGCGCTCATTACTTTATTTAAATTTGGTTGAGAATAACTTTTCCCTGCATCCCTTCTTTTAATCATAGCATCAGCTCTTTTTTGTAAACTACCCATTGGTCCTTTACCAAACATAGACACTGGATTATATCCCTGTAAAACTCCACCAGGTTGATACATCCCTGCTGCTGCAGTACGTTGAGGTGCACTAAAATTTCTCCATGCTTGCATACTTGGAGTGTTGGTAACTTTATTTCTAAAAGAATCTGCCAAAACTTTTCCAATTCCACCTTGACTCATCAGGTCTATTATCGAAGCAAAAATATTTTTTTTCTGTTCTTCGGGTATGAGATAGTCATCTTGTTCATCAATGGTCTGGGCATCTACGAGATCATAATTATATAGAGAGTCTATACCTTCTCTAGGTCTACCCTTATTATAAGAGGGAGGGAAATATAAATTGTTATATGACGGAAAATAGTCTGCAGTTGTAGAAATATCTTCACCCACAACCTCATTAGAATTTCCTTGATTATTTCCTAATGCTATTAAAAACTCTTCTTGTGTCATTATCTTCTCCCGTCCGCTTTCGCGTCTAATCTTAATGTTCCATATCGCCAAGTTTCTCCTGTAGAATCATTAGCAATATTAAGTGAAACCAATCTTCCTCTGGCTCTAGTATCTACCTTATCAGTAGTTGAGGTAACTGTAAAGGGTCCTAATGGAGAACTTACAGCCGTCGTATCAGGGTAGGAACTTATGTATATAGTAACCTTAGCATTTCCCGTTAAGAGTTTAAAATCAGGTAAAAATCTTCTTACCGACATAAAATATTCACCATCCCCTCGATAATCAACTACACCTGTAGATTGACCTAAAGGTGATTTTCTTGTGGTAATATCATAATCTCCAGATCTAATGTAAGCATTAATAGAAGTCGTACCTGTACTATTAACTTGATCAGTTCCTTCTTCTTGGGAGTAATACATCGTCGCTCCATATTTACTAGTAATTCCTAATATAGACGGAAATACAGGGGTTGCTGTTGAAGTATAATCAGTTGCGTATGGATTACTAAAAACATTTGCATCAATCCAAGTTGTTCTATCTAAAGAACCTGTTGTCCATACATTCTCCCCGTAATTATATGTAACACATCTATCAATTTGCTCACTACCATTTTTAGGATAGAAAAAGTTTACTTCATTATATAAATTATTATGACCAGCTGCTACTAATCTATTAGAAGCGTAATTAATTCCTAAATTATTTCCATTACTATTGAATACAAAATCCTCTACTAAGCATGGAAGATATTTAACTGTACCATCAAATCTAAAAAATCCACCTGCATCACCCATCCAATATACCGCTCCATCGGCTGCAACAGCTGCATGTTGCCCGATGCATCCACAATTGGTACCTGCTAATTTAATACTAAATGTAAAAGGTGGGCCTACATATTGTGCTACATAAGCTGCCGTATCAGTTAAGATTAAAAGATAATCTTTACCTGTAACCGCTGCTCTAATTTCATTTCCGTTATCTAATCTAAAAGTACCTGCAGTATTTGTCGCTGTAGGAGCATAAGTATTTAAATCTTCTTGGTTAGAGAATCTTACAAACATTGGATCTTGAGTTGTGCTATCTCCAATAGTTGTCTCGGTACCTAAATGAAATAAGTGTCTATCTCTATCCGACACAATTGTCATTACAGATGCCGTAGGATTATTAGTAGTTTGAAAATTAGTTGTCGTTGTAGAAGCTCTGACACCTGTTGGAGCGCCTGCACCCGCATTCCATGTATAAGTTTTTCCATTAAATATTGTAGCAACTAAAACTTGACCATAGTTATCTAGACTCCAGTTTCCTGGATCCAGAACCACGGAACTTGTTGTTCTTGCAGTTCCCCATGTTGAACTTCCCCATAAATAAGTACCCCAACCATAGCCTAATGTTTGAGTAGTAGGTCCTACTGTAATATAAGGAGTAAGAGTAGCTGCGCCTACAGCAGTCATGCCTGCTCCAGTTTCATTACTCGATGCTTGTACTTCTAACCAATCACCTCCAGAATCTACAGTTATAATTTCGTAAGTTTTTTCTAAATCAGATGCAGTGTAAGCAGAATCAGATGTAACGGTTACAGATGTAACGACAATATATTCTCCTTGAGTTAAACCATGAGAAGCTTTGTTAAATCGAACCACATTAGAACCATTTGTAGTTGTTATGGTAAAACCTGTTATAGCTGTATCCAGAGGAGTAATATCAAAAAACTCATCCCCATAATAAATAAATAAACCTTTACTGGTTCCAATAGCAGTATACTTCTGTCCAGCTAAACTAGTAAAAGCATGTTGGGCTCTTGCCGGCCCAGGTAAAGTTTCTTGAGATGAAGTTAATTGATTCCATCCACCTATTTTTTCTGGAAGACCATATCTAAATCTAACAAAATCTCCATCTACCCATTGGCTTTCAGCCCCTGATTCGGTAGCTTGTTTGTTAAACCCAGGCTTGAAATTTAATTTCTGTAGCATATAGTAGCTTATATAATACTTATGGAAATAATGAAAGAGCGAAAATGCAGATCTTAGAGGCTGTTGTACATATTAAAGGTGTAATAAATCCTCTCTTATTGGAAAAAGTTATTAAATTCATAGACCATAAAGCTACTAAAAAACTTTCTGTCATAAGTGGGGACAGTCTTAAAGATTACAGGAGTGTGAAGGGATATCACCTTAATACTAAAACTCCTTCCAATATGTTTTATTGGAATATAATTAAAAAAGAAATTC